CACTTTGCAATGTGTTCTCGTCCCACTGGTACTTCTGATGTTCAGCAATGAAAATGTCGTTCTCCGGACGTTTCAGGTAATAAAAACGACCCTGTGCTAACAAGTCCTGCACACGGTCGATCATGTCTACCTTTTTCAGTTTATTTACTTTATGCCAATGAATTCCAAAGTCATTGTAGAACTGGTTGTCTAATGCCCCTTCAGCGGAATCGATAGTCATGTTTGTAGGACGTTTTCCTACCCAATCAGTAACTTTATCGATGAAGTGCTTTAAGTCCTTAGAAAGTACGCTAGGTGGCTTTTTGTGGGTCTTACCCTGTGGACTGTAGTAGTAGGTGTCCAGCAAGATAACGTTTCCCTTTTTAGTCACGCCGTACGCACCACAAGTAGTGGCAGATACTTCGTGCCCAGTATCAACTGAGTAGAATACATTAGTGATGACGTCATTATCTAGCAACTGTTCCAACGGATTGAAATTATCCATGTTGTAGATGTTGGTGCCTAAGCCAATAACTTCGCCAAGGTATAACCAGCGATAATAATCGGGATCGTTCTTCTTGTAGCGATTGATTAATGCTAACTGCTGGTCGGTAGTAAAGCCCCACTTATCATCAAGGTAAGTCGAGGTATCGATGAAACAATCTGGATCCTGTTCCTGTTGTGCCACCCATTCGTTAATCCAGTCGTACGGGTTCCTTGGCGGGTTGTAGCTGTAAAACACCCTGACATAATCTACAAATTCCGGTTTCTGACGAATGAATGTTGGATTAGCCTGGTCGAAGATGTCCTGGCTCTTAAAGTTAGCTGCTTCTTCATACCAAACAGCAATGACGTTATCAACGATATTTGACTTCAACTTCATCGGGTCGTCCCCACCGTAGAAGTAAAAAGTGGAACCAGTCCGCTTATGGACAATCCGCAACGGCGACTTGTAGTAGTTGTATTCATCATCCAAGTTCAGCATCGTCAGTGCCCACTGAATTTGGTTGTAAACCGAATCATGCAGATTATTGGCATTTTCGCGAACAGCAATAGCATTAACCCGTTTATTGAGCTGGGTCCAGTGTTTCATCATCGTTACCAGCCTCATACTGATTACTGACGACTTAAAACTACCACGGCCACCCTTGGCGATAATGTAAGGTTTGTCAGTTTTCCACAATGGATAGAAATGAGGATTGATCATTCGACTTAATTTAATGGTCGTCATCATTTGTCCCTCCAATATCATCGACCAATGTGGTGCTCTCACGGTTGGAATTATCACCAGTCAGTTCATTACGTTTCCATTCCACAATGTCAGCTTCCGCACTTGCTTTCCGAGCTTTAGCTTTATCCAATTCGGGAGTGCTGTTATCCGATAGCATACCCGATAACTTGAGAACAGAAGTAGCGGCTTGGAGCTTTACCATTTCAGACTTTGCATTCAACAAGTCAATTAAGGTTCTAAGAGCCAAGCTTTTATACTTCCCCTTAATTGCTTTGGAAGCATAGGCATTAAAGGCTGGTTCATACCATGGACGCTTGCGCCAATGCGAAACAGTGGTTTCATTCTTCAAGCCAATCTTAGGAGCAATTTCTTTATTGCTATGGCCGCCTTCAAAGTCAAGTCTGACAAGCGTTTGCTGTGCTTTTGTTAGCCTTAAAAAAGGGTCATTTATTGCTCCATCTTGCTTCTTGCTCATGTCATCTCACCACACCTCCGTTTAGCATTGTCCAAACTAAAAGCCGGCACACTCTTGGAATATGCCGGCTTGCTCTTGCTATGTAATTTTTCATATGTATGCTGGGCCCGTACTAGCATCTGATGTTCTTGCCAGCTACTGACTAAGCCGTACTGTTTCGTATTTCGCATTATTCCTCCAAACAAAAAAGCCAGCGCTAGGCTGACTTTTTTAATTGTCTTATCTTCCTTTTTCGAACCCAATTAATCAAGTTTCTAAATCTTATTAACGTTAATCCAAAAAAAGAAAATGCATCAAGATTAATTAAAAATTGAATCATAAACATCCAATGATTCTTTTCCCCAAGATTAGAATATCCCGTAATAACCCCAAGTATCATAGCGATAAAAAATAACGCAATAGATATATATACTCCATTGTAGTATTTATCAATATATCCATCTCTATCTATAATATTAAAATCATTACTGTTACTAAAAGATAACATAGTATTTAAAGCTGTATATGAAAAGCCAATCAACACTGTATCAATTGTTATTAAGCTTCTTCCTAAAGTTTGGTTCACTGTAACAGTATTATTAAATATATTTGTTTTTATCCAAACGTAATAAATAACTATATCCAAGATAATTAAAAAAACAGTTAAGAAGAAAAGCGGCTTATTTCTAATAAATTTTTTTCTCATAGCTGTTCCTCCTTAGTGAGAACGCCATCAACTGTATAATTCATTTATTTCGTCTACATGTTGCTCATATTCACTTTGGATTCTCTTAGAAATAGTTTCATCATAATCAGTAGCAGCTATTGCATTAAAATCAAAATCAATAGAATAACTTAACGGATTGTTGACTAATTGTATCTCTCTTACATGATCTGTTTTCTTCGCCTTCATTTTAACCCAGACTCTCTTTATAAGTGGATTTTTTTGAACACTCTTAAAGAAGGTTCCCGTATCATCCTCGTCATCTAAAGTAGAAATACCTCGTTTGTTCGCAACAAGTTGTGCTTCCATTTTTATCGTTTTTTGATTTTTTAACTTTTTATAATCTTTCTCACTTAATCCAGTATACTCAGCTGCTAATTCTTTAGGGATTTCCATAACATACCTAATCGTGCCTAGATATGCTGCTTTCTTTAAATTATTAACCATGTTTTTTGTAGCAATACCTGTGACATCGCCGAATGTTGTTGCTATTTCTTCGCTTCTATTCGTAGCAATAGATATCCATTCACCTAATGCAGCTATTCTTGGAGCAGAGGTTTCATTTAAGTAGGCAATAACCATTGAATTTGTATCAATAAGAAAATAGGAACGTGCCTCAAATATCTGATCTTGCTTTACAGCGATTTCTTCTTCATCTGGTGTTCCTTTGGTCCTTAATTGATACGCATGTTTATCTTTAGGATGAGAAAGTTTACCACAAATTATTCCATTACTATTTTTAAGGAATCCATCAATCCCTGTTATGAATTCGATTGCAATGGATTGATTTTTATAATCGAATTCCATAAATTTAGGATCACTTTCAATACTATTCAATATATCTTTTAAGATTTCTTTTTCTTTAGATATATCAAAGTATTTCTGTTCACTACCTTCTGAATTAGACGTTAAAGTATACATCCTTAATCTGTGAAAGTATAATTTTCGTTGCGTCATGATTAAAGTCTCCAATGCTTATTTTCTTATCATTATATCAAAAAGAACAGACGTTCAATAACAATAAACGGCTGTTCCTTAAAATAAGTATTGGAGATAGTTTAACGTCATTTCGGACAATGCTGATTATGCGCTCTGCCCGCACTAGACGGCTTGGTTACCGTTCAGCACCTCAGAAGAAGATGTTCATTAACAGTATGACAACTAACTTTGCCACAATATCATTATCACGCATTGCACGAAGCCGGAGCACTCAACAATTTATCACGAACCTCTCATTCTTCGTCGAGGTAAACGTGTAAATCCTCAACGTCAGTGTAAATGCCATGCTTAGCCAGCTGATACTCAAAGCGATCCGCAAACTCGCATAATGCTCGCTCTTGCTTTCGACTATACGTAGCTGCACTGATATTTAGCTCCTGAGCTATGTTATAAGTTAACATTTGATCCGAATAACGGCTTAGTAAAATCTTTCGCGATTCCTGAGTCATATTCCGCATGGTACACCCCACACAGTCCACCACTTCTTCGGCTAACCAGATGTTCAGAAACCGGCTTTCATTAGCATTGCCATGTGATGGCGACTTCGGCATCCCGTCCATGCTAGGTGACTTCAAATCAAACCGCTGTTTCCCGGATAAAGCCAGATAGCGATCCAACTTAGTATTCAGAAAGTCAGTCACCTTTTTAGCAGTTTTCGGATAATCAATTTCTAAGTTCAAACTCATCTGCACGATGTCCCCTCGCTATCTGATATAATTGGATTGAATGGTAATAACGGGGCACATCTTGCATGATGTGTCTTTTTTAGTTTCATACGACAACAAACAAGAAGTTCAGTACACCTGCCACCACCTCAGACACTAGCCACCAGCCGAACAGGCCAATTAGAACTAGCAGCATCGCAATCCAGATGATAGTGATGCCCACAATCATGATTCGCTCAAACATGATTCGCCCCCAAACTTAAATACCTTGGTTCAATTTCAACCGGGTCGTAACGGTTGTTGAGTGACCGCCGCTTAATCATGACGGTATCGCCGTTTGTGCTTTCCTTGCAGTAAACGATGTCGTAACAATTTCCCATATAATAGACTGGGCGGTTAGCTTTCATGGCCTTGACTGCTTCTTCAAATGTCATTGGCAGCCCTCCTCAATCAATATCGCTCACTACTTCGGTAATGCTATCGATCGAAGCAATCGGGATAATGACCCGCCGATTGTTCAGGTTAGTGCCAATCAACACCACCGTCCCAGCATGATCCAGGGCCCGCCTGGCTTCCTGATACGTCGTTTTCAGCTTGTGGGTCTCTCCACCAATCGTTTGAACTTTAATCAACTTCATCATTGTCCTTTCTCATCAGACCAGCCGACTAAGTAAGCCGGGCTGACGTGTAATGCAGAAGCAAGCTGTTCCCACATACCTATGCTTGGTTCGTTATCCCCTCGCTCGTATCTACTAATGGTTACGAATGAGGTTCCCACTAATTTTGATAACTCTTTTAGGGAAAGCCCCGCCGCTTTCCGGCACTCTCTAATTCGATTTTTCATCGTTGGCCTCCTTAAACCCATATCCTACTAATTCCTTGTCAATAATCTTCAGAGCATCATCCACACTCCTGGCAATTCCGTGGATAATGTGGTGGCTAGCTAACATTTTATGAAACTGAATTTGGTCCGCACGTGGTCGACCTTTAGCATTCTTGATTTCCAAGTAAAATACCTTGCCATTGGACCACTTGAATCCATACAGATCTGGGTGGCCTTTTGGCAGCCCGGTATCAAACCATCTGCCATCGGCCGTTTTAACCTTACCCACGTTACTACGAAAGATGGTGCAATGATGTTGGGACACGGCTACTAGGATGGCTGATTGAATCTGATGTTCACTCTCTTTAATTATTTTTCACCTCACTAATGGGCTTCCCACCCATTCGGTGTTTTAAGTTCACTGACTTCGGGTTACGCTAGGTGAACGGTCGGTGACGGTAAATTCTAGTTAGCGTTCACCACTATACCCCTTGTTACACAACGGATCACATAAAAAGGTGAACGCAAATCTCACATTTTTTTGCCAAAAACTTTTTGGCGCTCTCTGTCTATATATACCTACTACTAATAACTTTTTATTAATATTAGTGTCATAGCGTTCACCTTTTGGCTGTACCGCTTGATACTACTGACTTTAAGCGGTGAACGCTAAGCCATTTTTACCGTTCACTAGCGTTCACCAGTGTTCACCTTTTTAAACCCTCGTTTTACTTCACCGTTAATTTTCTTTCGTAACTTTCTGAACCCAAACCGGTTAACCATGATGTTGGAAATCTGATTACCAACCTTTCGATTCTTCACTAAATCGATTCCTGGTGCAACCGCAACCGATAAAGCCTCATTGGTAATGAAATCTTGATCCTTAAATTGGTTATTCAGAGCTTCATCAATCTTGTCCTCCAACTCGTCGGTATACATAAACGATTGGCGATGCTCGTCTAACTCTTCTTCCTGTTCACTGGTTAAGGCAAAACTGAAACCGTCTTTGTACAGCTGCATGGCTTCACCCCAGCATTGTTTAACATAATCATCAGTTAAATCAGTTACCGGATGGTGTTTTTGCCGGGATTTACTAACGTGTAATGGCAAGAATCGCCGTTCACCTGTCTTATCTTTCAAGTAGTACAATTCATTAGTTGTCCGAGCCATGACAAAATTCTTCGCAAACCGCTCTGCTTGGTGACCGTAAGGCTTTCGATATTCAAATTCCTGTAAAGTAATAAACTTTTTCAAGATTTCAAAACTAGCATTGTTGGTGGCCGTCATTTCATCATCATTGATAATTAATGCCCGGCGCATCACTGCATAGTCATCCTTGTTATCGAAAGTTGAAAATTGGTCCGTGTAATAGCCCAATGGAGCAATCTTTTGTAAAAAAGTTGTTTTCCCAGCTCCTTGACCACCGACTAAATCCAGCACGAAGTCGAACTTGGTTTTTGGATCATGAGCCTTAGCTACTGCACCGACGAAGAATAGCTTAGTGATTAACTGAGTAACGATGTCCTCTTCGACTCCCAAATAGTCACCCATGATGTATCCTAGCCGCTCTTTATGGTCCCAGCTTTTATAGGCTTCATTGAAGTAATCTAGGATTGGATTGTAACGGTGTCGCATGGCTACAACTGTAATGGCACTCCTGATTTTCTTGTTGTCGAACAGAACTCCATAATCAGAATTATCTTCAATGTAAGAAGCAATCTGGTCCACATAGGCATCCACTAACTGACCAGTTTTGAACATTAACTTATCATTAGGCTTTACCACATCAATTTCAGTCGTAAACTCATTGAATTGGAATGTATCCTTCAACATTGGGTCATTTTCCAAAATGATTTCGATATTAACTAGACTGTTGCTCTTTATTCGACCGTTTTTATCGGTTTTAAATCCCCAGTTATTTTCTTCAAGACTGGTTAACCGGCTTAATTTTTCAGCGTTCTTCTTATCGAATGGCACTACTTTGTCTTTACTCTCACTCAACCGTTTCACCTCTTCTCCTGATTTCCTTTTTAATCATGCTGTTAACCGTTGTAACTACCTCGTTATCGGTCAAACTATATTCAGTTCGACTGTTAGCAATTCTGGCTAATTCCAAAACCGTTTCTGGCTCCACGTTCCGGAATAACAATCCACCGGCAAAAGAAGCAAGTGCGTTATTACGGCCACCCGTCGGCCCTAGGCCATTAGCAATCTGGCTAAACAACTCAGAAGTTTGCGTTTTGCCTTTCGGATGGTAGCGTTCAATCTTTTTATCACTGATAGCCGGTTTCCCCTTCTCTTCAATCAGCTGGATTAATTCTTCTGCTGGTTCCATCATCGGTTTGTGATTAAGCCAAGTATAGGCTTTCTCATCAATAACTGATGGTGCAACAACCACATAGTTATTGGGGTGAGCCTTAATATCAACACCTGGTAAGAAGCCAATGTTTTGGCTGATTCGTTCGGCTGGCTTTTTGAAGAAAAATTGATAACCATTGTGAGCAGTTTTTTGACACAGGGTATTGAACCATTCTGGATGGTTTAATTTTTTGATTGCCTTAGTACCGTCATCCCCGTCTTCATGACGGTCAACATCAATCACAAAGAACTGGTCAGTTTTTAGAGCAATGTTAGCGTAAGGATGAGTTCGCCAAAATTTTGTAATTTCATCAACGGTTAGAGGTTCACGGTCAGCAAACTTAATTAATGGTCGTTTATTAATCGTTGGAATTACGCTAAAACCATGTTCAGCGTATTGCTTGGCGTAATTAATCAGGCTTTGCATCCCGTTCACATCCTTTAGTTAGAATGGCAAATCGTCATCATCAACTGTTGGCTCAGGTTCTTTATCCGTTACCGGTTCCTTGGCAGCTGGCTCTTCAACTTTAATCCCTGGTCCAAAGTCATAATTACGGTATGGATTGTCAGGATCCTTCTTGTTTGGTGAAACAGTAATTGTCATTTCTAAGGTTTTACCTTCGTAAGGCTCAAATGCTTTTACCAATTTCTCGTAAGCATCCGTTTCATTATCTGGGAACAGGTCCGGAGTAACGGTTAAGCCAACCATTGCGGCAATTTTAGAAATTGTCCGAATATTACGACTTACAACGAAGTCTGGCATTGGTTTTCCTTTAGTAGTCTTGGTGGCTAAGCTAATTTGTAATTGTTCTTTCCGACTGGCATACTTACCTTTAATTACTTGCATTGAGAATCGTAAGCAATCCCAACCTGACTTGTATACTGGGTGATCGGTCTTATCTAATACCACTTGGTAAGTGCCAGCTGGAATCAAATCTGCTTGGTTAGCACTATCCTTCTTTGCGTCCCAATCCTTAGTAGCTGCTGCAAATGCTTCTTGTAATCCCATAATTAAATTCCTCCTAAATTATTCTTCAAACATGCCATCGCATGATTCTAGTAATTGCTTGATTCGTGGGTCAGTGATGTTTTTAGCTTCATACTTAGTTCGCCGGTCAGTAATTGTACGGGTGTAAGTGTCTTTGCCGAACTTCTGTGTATGAATTACTAAGTCACAGTTACCGTTAACGATGTTGTAGTATTTCGGCTTTAGCGACGGCATCGGCTCTAGCGTTGAGCCATCATCCCCACCAACTGAAATTTCCCGACTAATGTAGATGATGTTCATCGGTAATGCTTTTAGGTCCATCACAAATTGCTGAAGAACTGTGTTAAAAATTGCATACCCTTTCCCGTAAGGAATATCGGATAGTGCCTGTACACCGTTATCAATGCAGATTGCTTGTTCCAGCATCACGCAAATATCATCAATTACATCAACCACTAGTGTTTGGAAAGTGTTCTTTTGTGATAATGCAGTAATCACGTCATCTAGCTGTTGAATTGCTGATTGTTTTAACTTGCCGTCTTCATCACGAATGTTTCTGATTTGAATACTTGGCGCTGTTCCCTGCTCACTATTACCATCAGTATTTAGAACTAACGGGTGTGGAAAGAAACTAGCAAAGTATGACTTCCCGCTCATCGTCTTACCCCAAATAAAGAAGTTATGGGGTTGTGTTTTTGGTTGTAGTTTTTCGTCTTTAGGTAGTTGAATTACCATTTCTTTCTCCTCCTGTTATTAAATTGGTGCCAAGCCCAACCAGGTGAATATCCATGAAGTTTGGCATAGGCTTGTAATTCTTTCAGAGTGTGTAATTGGCCTGGTGATTTATCGGCAACGTTTGCCATCACTTGGTCATTAAGAATTTGCTGAATCATCTTTTTACGATGTTCTACTGCTTGATTCTCCTTGATTTCTTGTAGGTCAACATTAACCACCTTGTAGTCATGCTTATCCTTTTCCAGCTTGTGACCACACAAGGGGCAACAATTATCAGTAAGGTCTTGCCGGTAGAAAATACCGAAGCAGTATTTGCATTGGCAGATTGCCGGGCCAGTGTCGGTATTAGTTTTCTTGCGTTTATCTTTGGTGATAATCGCCTGGTTCCAATCCCGGTCATTATCCGGCAGACCAAAGGTTAAGAAGTTGTCCACATGGTCAATGATGATTGCTTGCTTCCCTGGTCGAGGATTCAAGCAGCGCATCGAGAATTGTAGATACAAAGCAAGTGAACTAGTCGGGCGGGCCATAATGACACAGTCGACATTTGGCAGGTCAATCCCCTCAGTAAACAGGTTAACGTTTACTAACACCATTAGTTGCTGGTCCCGGAACTGCTGAACCAGCTTGTCCCGGTGAGTGGCTTCCGTTTCACCGTCAACCTCAGCAGCGCTAATCCCTATTTCCTGGAATTTAGCTGTCACCTGCTTAGCACTCTCAATCGAATGGCAGTAAACCACTGCTTGCTTCCCCTGAGCTAATCGCTGGTACTGGTCAACGATGTGCCCATAGATTTGATGGCTAATAGCTTCGTCCATACTTTGTGTGGTGTAATCGCCATGACTCTTCTGAAGTTTGGACCGGTCGATGTCCCCTAACCCGTAATACTTGAATGGGGCCAGAAAATCATGCGTGGTTAGCCATTTGATTGACTTACCAACCACGATGTCATCAGCAACCTGGTCCAACTGATCATGACCAGTTCGGATTGGCGTCGCTGTAAAGTACAGAACGTAAGCGTTTGGGAATGCTTCGACAATATGACGATAGCTCTTACTAGCAGCATGATGGCCCTCATCAATTAGAATCAACTGGGGTGTCGGCAACTTAGCTGTCCTACGGGTTAGGGTCTGAACCATGCCCATAGTAGCTAGGTCCATATCCACGCCTTGCTGCTTAAAAGTAGCGATTGCTTGGGATAGTATTTCTTTCCGGTGAATGATAAACATCACCCGGTTGCCCTTGATGGTAGCCCGCCGAGCGATTTCGGCCATGATGACTGTCTTCCCGGTTCGGGGTGGTTGCTGAACCACTATCCGTCGGTGTCCACTCCGCATAGACCGATAAACCTGATTAATGGTTTCTCTCTGGTAGTCTCGAAGTTCAAACATTAATTAATGACTGTCCTTCTGTTCGGAACCAGCTTAGCCGCTGGTACTTCCTGTCCAGCTTTTAAAGCAGCGTACAGAGCTTTCTTGTCTGGTCGGCTGATGGTCTTAGTTTCCGTATGGACAAACGTCATCGGGAGTTTGTCAGGGTCACCGATTACCACTGACGCTTTGTAGTTACGTGGCTTTAAGATGTGGTTAGCCGTCCGAGCTTCCTTATAGCCAGCATCATCAATGGAATCAGTTAGATAAGTCATCAGGTTCTTGGACTGGTTCTCCAGATACTTCTTCTTGTCCTGGAGCTCCTTGATCCGTTGAGCAATCCAATCAGTAGTGGCGTTGTTATGGTCAATCCAAGTGGCAATGTTATCCCACTTGACTTCACGGGTGTCTTGAATGGCGTCTAGCGAATCAGCCAGCACAGTTGGATCTAGGTCGTCCCGGTCTTGCAGAGCCCGGAACGAGTCGTTCAATTCAAATAGATTCATTATTTACAACCTCCTTTAGTTCATCGGCTAAATCGTACTTAGTAACAATTTCATACAGCACCTTGGGCAACATTTCGGGAGTGTGCCCCAGTGCGGCCACAATCATGCGGACTTGAGTGTCAACGTCCCCCCCTTGGTAACAGCGGAACTGCTCAGTGTTATCTTTGATGGTTGCAACAGAAAAATGTGCTTGTTTCATCCTGATTAACCTCCGTTCGTGGTATAATTCAGGAAACGAATAGTTAGTTGAGAGAATCAATTCGTTTCCTGGGCATCGGCGCTGTTATCGTCGGTGTCTTTTTTTGCGTCTGTATACATTGACTGCGGTGCGTACCGTAGTAACAGCACCAGTAGCACCATTGCTAAGAACAGTCCTGCGTTAAACATTCCATAGAAAAACGCAACAGTCATTGCTGCTGATAAAAACGCGGAAATTGTTTCACTCATTTACTTACCCTCTTCCTTTACATATTGCCAGCGGTAACCTTTGTGCGTGTATCGTTTACCGTTACAACAATCGGTAATACATTGTTGGTAAAAACCACATCGATCGCATTCCATTATGGATGGCCAACGTTTAATAAGACTACCGTCTAGCGTTAATTGCAGAACCGGTTTGGAACATGGACCATTAGTTAATGCTTTTGCTACTTTTTCGTTATGATGTCCGTAATTGTTGTTGTACTTTCTGTTACACCATTCAAGATTTTTAACGCGATTATCAGTTTTTATCTCATTTTTGTGGTTAATTTCTGGGTAGTTATACGGGTTGGAAATAAAAGCCTTACTAACCAAGCGATGAATTATCATTGTTTTTCCTTTGCCTTTTCGGTAAAGGTTAACGTATAGATAACCTCGACTGTTCTTCCTAGGCTTTAATTTTTTCTCTTTTAAATGACGCCCGTTGCTGCCAATTCGATCCAGGCTTCTCACATGTCCCAGACTACTGACCTCGTAAAGCCCCTCATATCCGGCGACATCTCGCCACACTTCATTCATCATTGTTGTCATCATCCCCCTTCTTTTCAAAAGCTAGGCTGTAAATTACGGCTCCTAGCAGGATTGCCGTGATAATCAGCGGTGGCCAGGCGAATACTAAGCTGTCCATAATGCTCACCTCCTAGGGCAACGGTTGGTTCCAGTCAATTTCAGCTTCGTGTTCATCAAACCATTTTGAAGCTGGTACGTAATCAATCATGATATGGTGACCTTTGCCAGCATTCAGTCCGTGAACGCCGGGCATCTTCGGCAGTAGATACGTCCGACACCAGACCAGCGACTTCTTAATTCCTTTATCAGCTTTGAATTCTGGCAAGCCAATTTGTCGATTTGGCTGACGCTTAGGCACTAAGTCATAGTCTTCTTCCTTTTCAAAATTTAAGTACGGTTTCAACATTTCAGCTGCGGCCTTACGATCCTCAGGCGGTGCTTCCTTGATTAGCTCTAGTAATGCGCCCATTTGACCAGCTCCTTTCTGGTATACTTAACTCATCTCCTAATGAAAGGAGGTGAATGCTATGGCCAAGACTGATAAAGAATTAGCGGCAGAAATGACTATCGCTTTGCTCAATCACAACGCAAACTTGCATGTCGGTGCACCTAATGGTGGCGAAGGCGCAAGCAAAGACG